TGTTAAAAAGAAATATGAATTGCTAAATAAAGACAATGGCTGAGAAAACATTAAGCGTTAAACTATCCTTAAATGATAGGCAATTTATGAGTGGATTGAGGAAAGCATCCTCATCTATGAAGCGATTCGGCAAATCAATGCAAAAGACTGGTAAAAATCTAAGCAGAAATTTGACTTTGCCAATCTTAGCTTTTGGAGCTGCAAGTGTAAAAGCATTTGACAAACAACAAAAAGCCTTAGCACAAGTTGAGTCTGGTTTAAGAAGTACTGGCAACGCTGCTGGATTTACTTCTGAGCAACTTCAAAAGATGGCTGCTGACTTACAAGGTAAGACAATATTTGGCGATGAGGTTATTTTAAAAGATGCAACTGCTCAACTCCTTACGTTTACTAATATTAGTGGAGAGCAATTTGCACGAACTCAAGAAGCTGCTTTAGATTTAGCAACTCGACTTGATGGAGATTTAAAGTCAGCATCTATTCAATTAGGTAAGGCTTTGAACGACCCAGTCGCAAACTTATCAGCTCTTAGTCGTAGTGGTATCCAATTCTCAGAAGAACAGAAAGCAACAATAAAATCTTTAGCTGAAACAAATAGACTAGCAGATGCTCAGACTTTAATATTAGACGAACTTAACAAACAATATGGAGGGAGTGCTGAAGCTGCTGCTCAAGCTGGTATTGGTGGTATCCAGCAATTACAGAACTCTCTTGGAGATTTAGGAGAGGAGTTTGGTAAAATAATCTCAGATAATATAGGTCCATTTGTAGAAAAAGTCAAAAGTCTTGTTGGATTTTTAAGAGGTTTGACAGATGAACAAAAAAAGACAATTGTCCAAGTTGCTGGTTTTGCTGCTGCATTAGGTCCAGCTATTTTTTTACTTGGTAAAATAACTACTGCCGTTGGAGGTTTATTAAAGATTATAAGAGTTTTAGGTGTTGTTATGGCTGCAAATCCCATTGGATTAATAGCAACTGCAATAGCTGGTCTTGTAGCTGGTATAGTTTTTCTAGCAACATCGTCTAGTGAAACTGCCGTTAAGATTAGAAACTTCTTTAGAAAGATGGCTAACGGAGTTATTGAGGCTATCAATCAAATGATTAAAGCTATCAATAAAATACCTGGACTAGATATTGATTTGATAGACACCTTAGACCTTGAGGAATTTAAAAAAGAGGTCAAAGATACAACTGATGGCGTTGATAATATTACTAAATCAATAAATGCAATTCCAAAGAAAACAACTATTACAATAGAAAGGAGTGCAGCACCTGGTAGAATAGAACCAAAAAAACCTGGACAAATTTCAACTGATTCATCACTACCAACAGAGTTAGATGGTGTTGAAGATATTAAACCAGATGGATTAGAAAGTTTTAGTGAGGCTTTTTTTGATTTTTCTGAAGAATTTAAATCGACACTTCAAAACACATTTTCAGAAATATCAAATTTAATGGGAGGCGTTTCTAATCTATTTAGTCAAATTCACAATAAAAGAATGATTGAGTTAGATAATGAAAGAGCAAAAGAAATTGATAATATCAACAATTCTTTAAGGAGTGAAGAACAAAAAGAAGCAGCAATCAATAGTATCAATGATAAATTTGATAAGAAAAAAGCAGAAGCAGACAAGAAACAAGCAAAAAGAGCTAAAGCTATGGCTATACTTGAGGCTACTGTTGCTACTGCTGCTGCCGTTGTAAAAGCATTGCCTAATATACCATTGTCAATCGCTACTGGTGTGATAGGAGCTGCTCAAATAGCAACTATTGCTTCAACACAAATTCCAGCCTTTGCAGAAGGTGGTATGGTTACTGGAGCTACTCTTGGTCTTGTTGGAGAAGGACCAGGCACATCAATGTCAAATCCAGAAGTCATAGCTCCATTAGATAAACTTAAATCAATGATTGGTGAAGGTCAAGGTAGTGTTGAGGTGTTTGGTCGTATAAGTGGCTCAGACATATTAATAAGCTCAGACAGAGCAAGAAAGAACAGAGATAGAACAAGAGGTTATTAATGGCAAGAGATAGAAAATTTTTATTAGAGTTTCAAACAGATGTCGGTGTTTTTTACAAAATAGAAGTATTTGATAACGATTCATCTGATTCTACACAATACACTCCTAATTTAGGTGATGATGGTTTTAGCTTAACATATCAAACAGATACAGATAATAGATTTACTGGATTAATACCTAGTGAAGTGAAATTTGATATGTTTTTAGAAAATGATGCACAAAGAGCCGTTGTCAGTAGTATCCAATCAGCAGATTATGGTCAGTTCGATGTGGGTATTTATAAAAGTACCGATGATTCAAGCTATGATTTATATTGGGCTGGTGTGATTTTAAATGATGTTTCAAATGAAAAAGATGTTGACTATCCACAAAGAGTAACATTGACGGCAATAGACGGATTAGCAGCTTTAAAAGATAAACCATTTAACGAAGGCGTTGCATATACCACGCCATCTTCTTTTCAAATAATTGCTTATTTTTTAAACGCTTTTAGACTTCAAATTACCTGGACTAATAATTATATTGCTGCTGATGAAAATTTGATAACTACTCGTGTTAATTGGAGTACAGATTCAGCAGGTTTTGTTTCACACAGAGACCCATTAAACTTCAGCAGATTTAATTTTATGGCTTTTGTTGATGTTAATGAAGATGACGGAACAAAAAAGTATAAAGATGCTTTTTTCTTATTAGACTCAATTTGTAAGAGTTTTTGTGCAAGATGTTTCTTTAGTGAAGGTACTTGGCAAATTGTAAGCGTAAACAATTATCATATCAATTCGTCCGTAGACCCAGTTACTGGAATTAGTAATTTCTTTAGAAGATATCTTAACTCAAGTTCTGTAAATCCAGATTCAAATGGTGTTCAAGGTTTAATTATAGAAGAAGGACCAGGAACATCTTATAAAAGATTTGGAGCTGATTTTGGTATGCTACCAGTTCTTAAAGAAGTAAAAGGGCAGTATGCTCATTTAACTCCTTTTGATATGCCATTCATAAGCTATAATAATAATAGTGACACTTCAACAGATTACGAATTTAGCTCTAATGAGATTCCGATTTGGAATGGTTATAGATTCAATAATGTTAATTATACTGGCTCAAACTATGGTTTTAATCTAGCATCTAGCGACAAGCTCATTATTGATTTAGGCTCTGTTGCTGCTATTACTGGTTCAAGCATTTCAATAAATAGAGATTTTTTATTTAGTACAACTGGAGACCTTAATTTCTCTGATGTTTCTGGTCAAAATATGGCTGTAAAAGTTAAGTTAGCATTAAGATTTAGACTTGTTGGAAATTCTGGAACTACACACTATTGGCTATTAAGCGAAAATAATGACACTTGGTTTACAAATGACATCCATCCAATAACTCAAGAAATTGGTCCAGCATTGGATTGGTACAATTTTAACTTTGGTAATAATAACATAAATGTCAACTTACAAACAACCGAATTGCCTGATAGTGGACAGTTATTTTTTGAGGCATATGCTAAATGTTTTTATAATAACTTTGCTAGTGTACCCTCAAACATATCTGAGATAGAAATACTTAACACCACGTCAACTATTGACCCAACAAAAATTTTAGTTTATTCTCCTCCAGAAAATGACGAGACTCAAGGTATAAAATATTTACTCAATAATGAGGTAATTTCATCTAAGTTTTTTATTGCTAATAATGCTCCTGGAGGAACAATTATAAATGATGGAGCAAAATTAGAACTTGATGAGAGCTTCTTTGGAACTGGTCCAACAAGTGGAGCAGTTGGTAGATTAGAGACATTTAACTTCACTACTTCATCGTTTGACGATGGTACTAATGCAACTTGGAAAGCCTATGGAACTGGTACTGGTGTTGAGTTTACACAATTACAAGTTAATCAAGTCTTAAAAGGACAAATGCAAGGAGCTAAAATATTAAATAGTAGTTTGAAAATTACAAACAAGGCAAAACCATATGATTTTTTAAAAGGTATAAAAATAGATTCAATCAACTATGCTCCTTACCAAGTAACTTATAATGCAAATCAAGAGGTATGGAGTGGAGTATGGTATGAGATAGATTTAAGCACCGACACTCAAACTACTTCAAATGGTATAATTTCAAACATACCAGTTGCCAACGAATTTACACCAACACTAGACAACTTTGTACAAAATGAGTCTATTGGAGTAACATCAAGTGATACTACTAGCTTGACATTGACATTTATAAACATTATACCATCAACAACAAGTACAGAAAAAATTATTAAGTCTGGAGATGTTGTTAATGTAATATGTGCCGATACTGGGGCATTGAAACAATTTACTGCAAACGCTGATGTAAATTATGGCTCAACAAGATTACAATTTGCTTCAACAACAGTTGACCAAATAATACCAGCTGGAAGTGTATTAATGATGAATAGAGAAAAGAAGTTTGAAAGAACTCACTCAAGTTTACAACACATAGTTTTTTCTAGTCAAGCAGCTACACAAGCAGAATGGACAACGGTAAGTTCATCTGGTATATCTAACCACACTTGGAATACTGTTACAACAGACAAAGGTTTTAATGTGGGTACAAGTCAATTGACAAATGTTTCAACTGCCATTCAATCTGTTGGTATTGTTGTTCCTTTCGATTGTACATTAATAGGTATTAGAGCAATAATTTACAGAGTAGGTAATTTCCAAACTGCCGTTGGTTTATTTTGTGGAACTCCAGCTTATAATGACAATGCAACGCAAGACTTTACTCTAAGAGCTTATGCTGCTGCCGATAACTCTGCTGGTCCAGACTCTAATTATAGTCAAAGACCAGTAAAAGCTGAGGATTTAACAAGGTCACATTCTTTATCAGCTGGAGACGTTATAATACCAGCATTTAATAGTGTTTCAGATGATGGTGGTAATGCTAGAATCACATACACAATAGTGCTTAAAACACTCGAATTATTATGATAAAAGAAGAGATAGAAAAACTAAAAATAGATATCGAAGATGCTATGATGTCTGGAGACTATGAAAGTGTTGTTAAGGTATTGCAATTAATTATTGATAAAATACAAGAACTAGAAGAAAAATGAAAAATTTAATTAAAGAATGTGCTGACGTTCTAACCCTAAACATCACAACATTAGCAATCAGTTTTACTCAAGTTGAAATGATTTTGAAAATCGTTTTGTTGATTTTATCTATAATCTATACTACTGACAAAATAATTAAAAATCGTAAGAAAAATGGCTAAATTAATATCAAGTAATTTTCTAGCAAAACCAAAAAAAAAGAGAAAGGGCATACATTCAAAAAATAAAAGTAAAACAAAAGGAGGCTCACAATATTTAAAGCCTTATAATAAACAAGGTAGATAATGGAAGATATTTTACAATTAGTAGAAACATACGGAATAACATTAGTTTTACTTTTAGGTAGTTGCTATGCCTTGTATAAGTTTTTTGTCTTTAGCATATACGAAGTAAAAGGACAGTTCTCTAAATACCACGAAAATAATGCTAAGGATATGCAATATATCAAAAGTAAGATTGATATAATTTTAGAATTTATAAAAGAAAAAAAATGAAAAAGATTATTTGCACAATATTATTTAAGTTAAGTTTTGGCAAGATTTGTTTAGGACATTGTAAATGTATTTTAAAATGAAATACTTTAAGATAGAGGAGTTTCATTGTGATGGTGTTATCTGTTATGATAAAATGGATTCTAATCTTTTAAAGATGTTAGATGAGGCACGAGGCTACGCTGACACTCCATTTAAATTGACTAGCACTTGGAGAAGTGTGGAGAAAAATAACTCATTGAAAAACAGCTCAAAAAACAGCAGTCATCTTAAAGGTATGGCTGTTGATATTGCTTGTGCTGATAGTGTTACAAGACAAAAAATAGTAAGTGGATTAATAAAAGCTGGTTTTACAAGGATAGGTATTTCTAAAACTTTTATACACGCTGACAATGATGATAAAACTGATGCAATATGGCTATATTAGGAAACATACTAAGCAACTTATTAGGCAAAGCTGATAAGATAGTTGATGAGGTAATTACATCTCAAGAGGAAAAACTGCAGTTAAAAAACGAACTGCAAAAGATTATCCAAGAGCAAGAGGCTTTAATAGAGAAAGAAGTTACTAAAAGATGGCAATCAGATAATTTACAATCAAGCTGGCTACCTAGAAATATCAGACCGTTAGTGTTAGCTTGGCTAGTATTTTCTACTACTTTACTGATATTTATAGATGCTGGAGTTATAGAGTTTGTTGTAGATGATAAATGGGTTGACTTATTACAGATAGTTTTAATTACTGTTATAGGAGCTTATTTCGGCTCAAGAGGATTAGAGAAAATCAACAAAAAATAAATGAAAGACTTTAAGAGGTACAGACTTAAAGAAGATGAATGGAAATTAATAGACGAATATAGAAACGATAAAAAAAGACAATCGTTACTAGCTGATGAATGTAATGAAGTTGGCATAGATGTCGGCTCTGTTTCTCATTATTGGTATAAGAGTCAGAAGTTCTCAATATTTGCTAAACCAAATGAATATACTAAAGATGACTTCTTACAATCTATTGAGGAGCTTATCTCACAATACTCTCCTAAATATCCATATATTGATTATCCTACTAGACAAGATGGACATCTACTAATCATTAATCCAGCAGACGTACATATTGGAAAATATGCCGATGCTAGTGAAACTGGTCAAGAATACAATATAGATATAGCTAAGAATAGAGTAAGAGATGGAGTCAAGGGTATTCTAAGAAACGCTGAAGGTTATCCCATTGAGCGTATATTGTTTTGTATAGGTAATGATATACTACACACAGACAACATACATAAATCAACTACAAAAGGAACTCCTCAAGATGTAGACGGAAAATGGCATAAACACTTTACAGAGGCTTTAGAGCTTTATGTTGAAGTTGTAGAAATGTTAATGCAGATAGCTCCAGTTGATTGCGTACACTCTATGAGTAATCACGACTATATGAGTGGCTTTCATTTAGCACACGCTCTAAAGGCTTGGTATAGAAATACAGAAGCAGTAAGCGTAGATGCAGAGCCAATGCACAGAAAATATTATAAATATAAAAATAGTCTAATAGGATTAACTCACGGAGATGGTGCTAAGTTGCCTAACTTACCTTTACATATGGCACAAGAAAAGCCTAAGATGTGGGCAGATACTAAATATAGATATTGGTATTTACATCATTTGCACCACAAACAACGCTATAAGTTTATGACTAGCTTTGACAACGTAGGAGTGACAGTAGAGTTTTTACGTTCTCCTAGTGGCTCTGATGCTTGGCATTTTACTCAAGGTTATACTGGTAGTATTAAAGCAGTAGAGGGGTTTATTCATAACAAATTTGGACAAATAGCACACTTAACTCATATTTTTTAATATATTTGCGGCGTTTTGGTTAGCAAATTAGTTTGATTTACTTGTTTATTAGTTTGTTTTAGGGGGATATTTTAGCGAATATCCTCTTTTTTTATACCTATATTTAAAAAACTTTAACATTTTTTTACTCTAGTAAACTAAAAAAAATACACTTTTTTTGTTAAAAAGTTTGCACAGTTTAAAAAAGCGTTGTATATTAGCACCATAATTAACAAACTAAAACACAAAACAATGAATTTAATTAACTTAACAACAATCAACAACGAAAACTTCGAAGCAATAATTTCTAACTTAATCGGTACTGATTGCGATATGGAATTTGCAAATGCAACAACAGAACACGAAAGAATAGCTTTAAATCTTGGATTAACTACTATTATGTTATCTGACAATGATAATTTCAACACATTAATAGTAAAATGCGAAACAGAAGATATTAACGCTTGGGCATAAATAACAACAATGGGGAGAGCAATCTCCCCTTTTAAAACAACTAACAATGCAAGATTTAAACAAACCAACATACTTAGATGCTAAAATGGAGCTTGGAACACAAGTACAATTTTTTAGCTTTACATTAACTCAATTATGTACTTATTTAATGGTTTTAGCGTTTCTAACGCTACTTCTATTAAATTTGATACCCACATACTACACAGAGGTGTTAAGCCTTTATAGCGGCTCTTTTATCACTATGGTAGTATTTTATATTAAATATGGAACTAATTAAACTAATATGGAAGATAGAAAAAAACTAGTAGAAAAACTACGAGTAATAGCAAATAGAATAGAAAGAAATAGACTAGACTATCGTTATGCTTGTGACAGAATAATTTTAGATAAATTATATGATGAACTAAATAATGTTTTCAATAATTATCTTAAAATTAAAAATGAAGATGAACAAAAAGTTAAATCAATTAAATTTATGAATTATGGAAAAAGTAGTTAAATCAGTTAAACAAGTAGGAGATTTTGAATCTCAATATGGACACTTTTACAAGTGGTTATTAGAGTTTGAAGATGGATTTAAGGGTGAATACCTTTCTAAGACAGAAACTCAAAACAAATTCATTGAAGGACAAACAGCTTCAATAGAAGTAACGACAAGAGAGTACAATGGTACTACAATCAACAAAATAAAACCAGCTTCTACTTTTCAAGGTGGAGGTAAAAGCTACACACCATCAGTCAGTAATAATAAAAGAGAAGAATATATAATTAAGCAAAACGCTTTGAGTAATGCTTGTAGTATAGTCGGAGAGGCTGATATACCTAAGATAATAGAAATTGCTGACGCTTTTAAAGAATGGGTATTAAACGATGTTAAACCAAAATCAACAAACGATGGCAATGACTTACCTTTTTAGTAAACAATCAAGAGAAGAAGTGTATGACCACGACACTTCCTACTGCTTTAAATTAAGGCGAGGTAAGGGTTGGATGCATTTGAATAAAAAAGCTACAAAGCTGGTTGAACACGATGACCATTATGAAGTAATTCTACAAGATTGGTACATAAGTGTTTATCACTCTGGTAAATTTATAACTCAAAGAATACTAAGACAAGAGCAATGTCAAGAGCTTCAAGAATGGTATTTAAAAACTAAAACAAATGGATAGTAGATTATTAAAATTAAAAAAAACAGCTTGTCATTTATACAGTATAAAAGACAAAGATTTTAGCTCAAAAAATAGAGCAAGACATTTAGTAGATATAAGACGTATGGTTTACGCAATTTGCAAAGATTTATTAGAAATGCCTTGGACACATATAGGTAAAGCTTTTAGCGTTAATCACGCTACTATTATACATCATTATAAAGTTCATAGAAGCTTATTAGATGTAGACACAGTCTATAACGAAAAATTTAATAACTTGTTGGATATTTACAAAGCTGATATTGATTATATAGATATGAATGAAATGTTACAACTAATTAGAGCTTTGAAAACACAAACTGCTAGAAAACAAATTTATAAACAACTAATTAAAGAAAATTATGAAAACGAAATTATCACAAAAGGACAAGGTGCTTAGACACCTTAAAGAGATTGGACCAATAACTCCATTAGATGCTTTTAATGATTATGCAATTATGAGGCTGACTTCAAGAATTTGCGAATTAAAAGACGAAGGTTATGATATAAAATCAGAACTTATTTCAAGTAGAAATAGATTTAATGAAAAAGTCTCATTCTCTAAATATACACTTAATGAAGCGAATTAGAGTAGAGAAGTCTAAGAACTTTACCACAATCAACAATGAGTTTATCTTTAATAAGAACTTATCGTTAAAAGCTAAGGGGTTGCTCTGTCACCTCTTGGCTTTGCCTAACGACTGGAAGTTATATGTAGAGGAGGTTGAAAAATGGAGTACAGATGGCAAGTCTTCTATCTATTCAGCCTTTAAGGAGCTGACATCTAATGGCTATATGAAACGAAAGCAAATTAGAGAAAAAGGTAAGATAGTAAGCTGGGATTATATAGTCTATGAAAAACCACATACCGATTTTCAAGAAATAGAAAATCAAGATGTAGAAATTCTATATGTAGAAAATCGACCACTACTAAATACTAATAATACTAAATACTTAAATAAACTAAATACTAATAATACTAAAACAGAAAGGGATTATCCTTTTGAATTAAATTTAGATGCTTGGAATTTATGGAAGGACTTTAGAAAAGAACAATTTAGAACATCTTACAAACCATTAGGAGAGGCTGCTGCCATTTCTAAGCTATTAAGGATCTCCAACAACAACAAAGAAAACCAGGCGAAAATTATCCAGCAGTCTATTGAGAATGGATGGAAGGGATTATTTGAGCTTAAAACAGAAAAACAAACCAAAGTTCAAAAGATACTAAGCAATTATCATAAAGGACTAGAAATGATAAACAAAGAATACAATGAATGATTACTTAAATATAAAAAAGAGAAAAGATGTATCTGTTGAAAATATGTTTAAGATTTACAAGAAAGACAACAAATATAGAAATAGAATAACTTGGGATGCACATTATTTAATAACTGGATGGAAACACATACCACATAATAAAAATGAAAGACAAAAGTAAACAAGTGTGGTATTTATACGCACACGACATTAAAGAACTTAAAAGACAATGTTATGACGTTATATCAACGCTTTATATTCAGTTAGGACAAGCTCCAGAAGCTGAGATAATAGTACAAATGACAAATCTATTCTGTAATGACTTAGCTACCAACTACGGCTCAATGGAACTAGAGGAGGTTAGATTTGCCTTAAATAGCCACATAAGAGAAAACGATGGACCACACTTTGTTAATGT